ATTTAGTGGCACAAAATAAGCAGTTAAAATTCCAGCTTGCGTAGGAGCACCATTCAATTGAATAGTTATTTCCACATCAGGATGTGATAACAAAAAGTTCTGAAACGGCATATTTTGTATATTATTCTGATCTCCAAGACCCATCAATTGGTAAGGGACTGCTATAGCATTATTAGTAAATGCACTCAACAATTCTGTACCAACATTATTGGTTGAAGACCAATTTAACTGATATCTTCTTACCATACTATCTGGACCCATTTCCAAACTTGCGGGAACTTCATTAACAGATTTTGATAATGGACCAGCAGGTACATATATTTCACTCTGTTCATTAATTCGATTAACAGTGTTGAAAGTGGTTAAACCAGGATTGGTAGCTCTTTCACCGGATTTTGAAATGGTTTCTTGTATAGAATCAGCTTGTGCAACAAATCTAAATGACTCACCAGAATCAACAGTTCGCGACGCTACAATAGTTCTCAAAGATTTCCAGGGAGGTAAATTCAGTTTATTCTTTCCAATTCTTTGGAGAGCTTCATTTACACAACTTGAATACCAATTAAAATATTGTTCATCCCATTGACTAGCGTATTCAACCATTTGTACACATTCCTGGGTGATAGTTAAGTTATGGTTTCTTGTCCAAAGTATAGATTCTTCAAGAGTTGATTTTCTCAAAGCGCCTGACCAATGTCCGTTCACCAAAACAAAATGATTTCCAAGAAACAGAACTTCATCAAACTTTTCATATTTATCTGTTAATTCACGATCTTTCCAAGCTGATGTATACTTCTGTCCTAGGATTTCCATATCATCCTTAATCATTAAAGGGTTCCATTCAATTTCCTTTGAAACTGATATTATATGATCATCCCCCAGGAAAACACCTGAAATAAAATGATCAAATATTTTTCCTGGAAAACGTTTTTTAAAAGCATAACGGAAATAAATTTCAACTGTCAGACAATTTAAGATAGTAGTCCAAAAACCACCACTTGCATTATTACTCTCAGTTTCCAATCGCCAAGGACCAATTTGAAATGGTTTCTCAGTTTCATGGAACCGCACATGTTCAAAAACAATTGAAGAATGCGGAATACCACTTCCAAGT